TCTCATAACAGAAGAACGAACTGCAGGAAAAGTCTTTCTACAAATAGTAATAGTTTTACCTGTATTCTCTAAACAGTATTTAAAAATAATATAAAGCAAAATGTTATAGGTCTTTCCTGACCTTGTACCACCTTGCTCTATTGTTATCTTTTTATCTGATTGTAATAAGTGTTCAAAAACAACATTAGTTTTTATCTTCACGTTTTATTATTTCTATTTCAAATTTAGTAGGCATTCCATCTGCACCTGTTATTTCTTGTCTTTGACTATAACCTCTATCCTTTCCTTTTCTTTCTAAATAAAATTTAGTGCTATCTAATTTAATTCTTTCATTCTTACTTCTCATTAAAGAATGCAAACCCTCTTCTGCCACATCAAAGTTTTGGTCTCTTATGTCATTTAACCTATCCATATCCTTTTCTGCTCTATCCTTTACTGCTTGTCTTGAATAAGATACATTAAAATGATTTTCTATTGCTCTTGCAGTTCTTGCATAGATACCTGCATTCTCTCTTAATATTGCCCAAAATTCATTATCCGATACTTTCATTTCGTTAAGTTTTGTTAAGCCAAGCCTTTACCACAAACCTCGCAAATATTTAACATTTCTTTTTTATCTTCTTTGTGTGTTTCTTTTTCAATTACATCTTCTATGCTATCTTCAAAAGGTACTACAGTCAAACCCCAATCTTCTACTTGTTGTCCGTTCCAATCGTTTGCTAACGCATCCCAATCCCATTCTCCAAAGCCTACATTGTCTTTTACTATAAATTCCCTTTCTTGTTCTTTGGTCAAACTATCTGCAACTAATACCCATACTTCTTTTAAACCTGCTTCTTTACAAGCCTTTAATCTCATATTACCACCAAGCACAACCATATCGCTATTTACTACAATAGGTCTTAACTTTAGCATTTCAGGAAACTCTTTAATTGATTTTACAAGTTTCTTAAATTTATAATCTTTTATAAATCTTGGGTTGTTTTCGTTTGGTTTAACCTCTTGAATGTTTATTAGTTGCATATATAGTATATAGTTAATTTTTATTTATTTTAATCTAACTTTAAAAAGTCTGCAGATGCGTGTTCCATAAACCATTCTTGGTTGTCTATGTATTTATCTATTATCGCATCAATCATTACCAACTCATCTATATCCGAGTTTTTAATCTTATCCATTAACGTTCCAATCTTTCTTAAAACGTTTGTGGTCATCTCTTGATTGTTTAAGTACACAGTATTGTAATCATCCTGTACATAACTCTCTAACATCTTTAGAAACTTATTACCTTGATTTTTTAAGTTTTGTTTGTACTTGTTTGTATTCTGTAAATCCTCTATTGCTTCAATAGTTAATTGTCCTAATAATACTACTTTTAAGTAGTCTAATTGTTTATCGTTCTTCATCCTATTCTGTTTCTACTTTTATTATTTCTTCTACTCTATTTAAACATCTGCCAATAGTATCAAACTGTAATTCGTTTCTTCTATTTACTTTTTGTTTTTGTTCTTCTGTTAAGTTATTTAAATTGTAGTAAATATCTTCTAACTTTGGTAACAATCTCAATACTGCATCTTTCTTTTCTAATTCTTTTTGTAACTCATTGTTTTGGTATTCTAAATATGCTGCAGATTGTTTTGGTAAGTTTACTGCATTACCGAAATGTAAGTTTCCTTGTACTATTTCTTCTTCATCTATGTAATGAATAGTATTGTTTAATGCGTGTAATACTGATGCGTGGTCTCTACCTACTGAACCACCTATTGCAGCTAAACTACATTTTGTTAAATCTTTACATAATTTATAATACAATGTTCTTGCATCTACATACTCTCTTTTTCTTGTGTTCTTTTCAATATCTAATGCGTATAAATTATTTACGTATTCTTTAATTGTCTGTAACATTTTAATCTCGTTCATTTTCTATTCTTTTAATCTGTTCTTAATTTTAATAAATTGTAGCACTCTATGTACCTTTGTTTTGCTTTTCCTTTATATACTTCTTTAAATAAAGCATACATTGTTTTAGTGTATTGGTAATGGCTATTACATTCTGCTAAATAGTTTTCTGCAAACTTTTTACCCTTACCTTTAAAGTAATTTACATTATCTGCAGTATCTCCTATTATCATTTGCTCATAGAAATTGTACATTGCTTCTTCTTCTGTAATATCATAAACTACTTTGTGTTTGTAATGGTAGTTATACATTAAGCAAGGAAACTGTTTGTAGTCTTTATCTATTGAAACAATCATAACCTCATCCCTTCCAAACTGCTTTGATAAATCATACCAATATCTTGCAACCATATCATCTGTCTCGACACCATAACCATAAATAGAATTGTGTTTATCTTTAACGTATTTGTGTACTTCATTTAATAATGGTGGTTTTTGTTGGTTAGTTCTGTTTGCTTTGTACTTCTTTGTGATTAGCTTTCTAAAGTTGCCTAAAGAACCACTAAATATAAGTACCTTATCTATGATGTAGTTTTCTTCTAAATCATTTACAATACCCATAAGTTGTTCATCAAACTTATCAGTTGCATCCGATAATTGTTCATAGTAAGGACTATCATCAGGTGTTAGTCTTTTCCTATAACAACTTGCAAATATTAAGCTATCTGCATCTACAAGTAAAATCATAACATTGATGCGTTAAAACAGTCATCACTACAATAACTTCTGTTACAAGGAGTGCCACACTCTCTACATTCGTTTTCGTTTTCTTCTAAATAATCATATAATTCATTGTCAAATACTTCCATACTATCTATCTATTGTTTGTTTAATATATTCCTTTTGTTTGTCTTCTAAATAAGTTATTTCTCTTTGTAAATAATCTAATGCTTTACGTAAGTCCTGTAATTCATTATCTTTTTTTCCTGCTCTTGCTACATACTTTAGAATATTACCCCTGTTAAAGTTAAGAGCGTAATCCTTACACACATCTATAATGTCGTAATCCTTTCCTGTTTGGTAATGTAATTGTGTGCTTCTCATATTTTGTTTGTTTTTACTTGCATTATTATACCCTTTCGCATATAATGTTGGTTATTATCATCATTTTATACCTTTTTGCGTATAATATACATCATTTTATAATTTACTTGTTTAGTTCTTCAATATCTTTCTTAATAAGTAGTAATTCATTTACTACATAAGCATTATCTAACGTTTTGAATAGGTCTATTAAATTATCTAATCTTTCCATAATTATATCACTTCTATTTTACCATTTCTATAATGTTGGCAGATAACACCTGTATCTAAAATAACTGTCTTAAATGGTATTAAATTCTTTTTTTCTTTGTATAGTTTAATCATTTTACTAATTGTTTTCATCTTGTCTATTTTTTTAAATAAATTTTTTATTTGTTAACACTTGGTTAATCTCTTTAATTAAATCATATCTTTCTCCTACTGTATAAATCCCTTTGTAAAAGTCGTTATCAATCTGTTTAAGTGTTTCAATTAGTTCTTTCATTTTGTTTTGTTTTAAAGGGGTTTTTACACCCCCTTTGTTTTGTTTATATTTTTGTTAAATCTATTGGGTTTTTATAAACTCTATTTCCAACTGTATATCCTGCATTCCAAAGTTCCTCTCCTGCTCCAATTCCTACAACAGTATAAAAATCTTCATTCTCTGCTACTATCTTATCTGTATAAACTGATAATCCTTTACTGTAAGTTATTGTTTTGTCTTTCCAAATAATTGCTTTCATAATTTTGTCATTTAATGTAGAGGTTATTTCCTAACTACGATACAAATATAAAACAAATATTTTAATTATAAACAATTTTTGTTAATTATTTTCAAAATTATTTTTATTTATAATAATAGCCTTACTTTCTTCAAGTAGGTAAACAGGTTTTAGAACTCGTTTCTTTGTCCACATCGTAGTATCAGGACAGTATTTTTTAACAGGTTCAGGCATTTCTATATCATTTAACCAAAACAAATAGTTTGCCTTTGGGTCATTTACAAAGTATAAAGCAACTTTACCTGTATCTATAAGTTTATCATATTTAGCTTTCTCAAGCATTTTTGTATCATAGTGTTTATTTCTAAACTTCATCTCTATAACACATTCTTTACCTTTCGGAGTTAAACCCTCTGCATCCCAACTTTGTGAACCCTCTCCTGTCCATTTAAGTTTCCATCCATCAAGGTTTAATAATAGTACTATTGCTTGTTCTAACTTATGAATTTTGTTTATCATATACTCTGTCGATGTCAGCTATCCACATCCTGTAAATCTTTCCGTTACAGGTGCAAGGCTCGTTGTATTTATGGTTATAATATTGTGCGTGTAAGGTACATAATATTTTCCTATATTCAGGAGTTAATTTGTTTGTTACATTCGCTTTAAAATCTTCCCAAGTTTTTCTATCTTCTAATGTCATATTACCAAAGTGTTACATCGTTCATTTTATTTTTTCTATCATTGCAACCACAGTCTTTCCCTGTTAGTTTGCTAATCTTTTCTACAACCCATTTTATTCCTGTGTAAGTTGTAATTAATTCTATAAAGTCTCCTAATCTCATAATAGTTCATCTTTTAATTTATCCTTAACCTTGTTATATGTATTGTAAAGTGAATAGTAACCTATCTTTGTATCTCTACTTAATTCAGCTACACTTTTACCTCTTGCTATTAATTCAAACACTTTTTTATCGTACCAATAAACATCATCTACTGCTCTTAAATAACCATTTAAAAACTGTTCATATTGTTCTTCGTATATTATTGGGTCTATTTCTTCAAAACTTTTTTCTATCTCGTTTAATTCATCTAAAGAAACTTTTATAATCTTACTATTACTTCTTAAATAAGCTACATAGATACCACGTAACTGTTTGAATATATAATAGTAGTTTACTTCTCCATCTTCATACCAAATGTTCTTACCCTCTTTCTCATATCTAATTAAATAAATATACATTTCTTGCACTATATCTTCTGATATATTTTTAGGACACCCAAAGGAGTTTACTACGTTAATCCAAGTTTGGTGTTTCTCTGCTGCTTTTTTAATTAATTTAGACATTGTTTGATTGTTTAAAAAGGTATTTCTTTATTTTTTGGTTGTTTCCGTACATAACCATCTAATGGGTCGTATATATCTCCTACTATAAAAGGTAATGAATGTTGATTAATTTCAAAACTAAAATTATCAAATGCAAAACCTCTACTTAATTTACATTTTACATCTACTCTACCTTTATGTGTTGTGCTTTTTTCTAAACTAATGGCACATTCTGCCTTCTTGTAGAGTGTAGACCCTAAATGACCTGTGGCTTTGTCGCTACCATAATTACTATGAATTACTGTTATTATATGACAATCATATTCAACTGATAACCTCATTAATGTTCTTACACATTCGTTACCATCTTTTATATCATTTACCTCTGTTACAAGGTCAGCTACACCATCTACAATAACTAAACCATTATTACCCTCATTCTCCTTTAAAACATATTCTATAAACTTTAGCATATCTTTATGCCCTAATTTTCTTAAAGCATATTTCTTATAACATCCTAAATCTATATCTCCTGCCATACTTTCTATTCGCTTGGCAACTTGTTGTGTGTGCCATAAACCCATTTCTGTATCAAAATGAATTAAACACCTACCATCTCTATGACCTTTAAGACCTCCACCATATATATTCTGCCCACTTAAATAAACACCTGCCAATAAACTTAAAAAAAACGTTTTACCTGTTTTACTTGGTGCTTGTACAAAACTGATGTTTCCATACGTTCCAATCGGAATTGGCACTTTTTTTCCTCTTAATACTTTTTCTCCAAAACTTAAAGCTACAGGTGGATAATCTAAAACTTCATCTGTAAATACCTCACAATCCTTTGCAATTAATTCCATTGCCATATTCTCTATGGTCTTTTCTTCTGTAATATCTTTTGTCATTTATATTATTTTGTATCATTATTTTTTACTAATATATAAAAATTTATCTAAAAAAAAAGGGTAGCTTTTAAACTACCCT